TTGGCATGGTGACGGACATCCAGCGACTAAGGGTGATGTAATCATCGGGAATGATGTCTGGATCGGCTCAGGCTGCACGATTATGTCCGGGGTGACGATAGGCGATGGTGCTGTTTTAGCGGCTAAGTCTGTGGTGACTAAGGATGTTCCTGCTTATGCTGTAGTCGGTGGAAACCCTGCTCAACTCCTAAAGTACCGTTTTAGTTGGGATCAGATAAAGAAGCTGCAAGAAAATCCTTGGTGGGAGCTTCCAGAAGCCCGTATAAACGAGTTAATTCCGTTATTGTGTTCAGACAAGGTAGAGGACTTAATTGCAGCCCTTAACGCTTAATTTAGGCTCCGGCAAGGATTGGCGGGATGACTGCCTAAACGCTGACATTCAGGCTGGGGTTAAGCCGGATTGGGAAGTGGACATCTCAAAAGTGAGATATGGGGCAGTAGTCCAAACCAGATTTGGTGAAGTTGAGATTAAGCCTGATATGTTCGATAAGATCATTGCTAACGACGTTCTGGAGCATATCCCGGACTTGGTAGGGGCGATGACGAACTGCAAGAATCTGCTAAAACCGGGGGGCGAGTTCCATATTCATGTGCCTTACGAGCTAAGTCTAGGGGCTTGGCAAGACCCGACCCATGTAAGGGCGTTTAACGAGAATAGCTGGCTGTACTACACTGATTGGCACTGGTACTTAGGATGGGAAGATCGGTTTCACTTGAAGCAGATGGCGTTTAACCTGTCTGGGTATGGTAATGAGTTAGCAGAAAAGAAATTAACTGACGCAGAAATCCTGAGAACTCCGAGGGCTGTAGATTCGATGAGTGTCATTTTATGCAAGCAATCGTAATTTGTACGGTAAACAATCCCGGCATAACGGTACTGCTGGAGTCTATTCGTTGCTATGGTGACAAGCTGCCCGTTTACTTATGTAGTAATAATTTGGGATTATGGGCAAGAGCAAGAGAAATCACAGAAAACCTTATCTACCGACCCAATCCTGCTACCAATTTCGGAGATGCTTATAACGCAGCCGTTGACTACGCCTTTGAGCATGGAAAGTTTGACTCATTGATTTTAGCTAATGACGATGTGGTTCTTAATCCAAATACGCTATCGTTAATGAGAGAAGACACTGAGGTCTTAAGAGAAAGAGGCTTCAAAGTCGGGTTTTTAGGGGCTAGGAGCGACTATGTATTGCCGGATCAGAACATTAGGTTCCCGGTAGATGGTGATAGACGCAGTGCGCTAGGGTGGGAAAGTGAGCAGCAGATTAAGGTTGCTCCGGTAATTGCGCCTATCTGGGCAAGCATTAGCCGGGAAGCATGGAATGTAGCCAAGTTCCCATCAACTAATTGGTATTCAGATAATATAATATGTCATGACTTAAACGTGGCGGGTTATCAGCATTTCGTCAGCAGGGCTTATGTGCATCACGCAGGGAGCCAGACGATAGGCGTTGATTTCAAGAAAAGCCATGAGGAACCGAGGGCGTGGATAATGGAAAACCGCCCAGATATGTACGAACTTATTTACGCATGACATCCAGAGGATAATGCAAAAATGGAAACAACAGACGATTTTAAAACCGTAGAAATCGGAAAAGGGTTAGCAGGACCGGGAAGACCTAAAGGAATGCCTAATAAGGCTACTAGCAAGGTCAGAGAGGCTATTGCTGAACTACTAGAGCGTAATGCAGGGAACATGGATAGATGGCTTAACGAGGTCGCAGATAAAGACCCGTACAAAGCCCTAGACCTAATGCAGAAGCTGAGCGAGTACCACATACCTAAGCTGGCAAGGACTGAGGTAACAGGTAAGGACGGGGAAGCTCAGGAGATGGTTATCAGATGGGGAGGGAAGAAATGAGCTACAAGCCAGTGAATTGCCCAAGTTGCAGCGCGTTCCTAGTGAACAACAAGTGCCTGAACTGCGGATACGTTAAGTGACAGAGATAGCAGCTAGATTCGAGGCTAAAGTCGAGCGTATTCCGTTTATGGAATGCTGGATTTGGACTGGCGCAACCCATGAGCGAGGATATGGAATCATCGGTCGCGGGGCTAAAAGTATGGGCAATGAGAGAGCGCATCGACTTTCTTATCGTCTTTACAAGGGCGAAATACCAGAAGGCAAAATAGTCCTACACAAGTGTGGAAACACATATTGCGTTAATCCGTACCATCTCGAGGTTGGAACTCAAAAGGAGAACGTTGCAGATACGATTGCAATGGGAAGATTGAGAGTACCCGACAACTCTGGCGAGAAAGCGAAATGGGCAAAACTTACAGCCGATCAGGTCAGGGAAATACGGGCTGCAAAAGGAACTGGAAGGGGAGTCGGTACAGCCTTAGCTAAAAGGTTTTCCGTAAGCAAATCAGCTATTTACAACATATGGAGTGGGGACAGTTGGCAGACATTGTGATCCCCTATGAACCCCGAGAATTGCAGTTAGCAATTCACGAAGCTATTGACGATCATCGATTCACAGTGGTTGTCGCGCACAGGCGTTTTGGCAAGACTGTTTCGGCTATCAACCATCTCATCAAGTCCGCTATCGAGTGCGACAAGCCAGACCCACGATTTGCCTACATTGCGCCTACCTACGGACAAGCCAAAAGGGTAGCGTGGGATTATCTTCAGAAGTACACCAGATCACTAGGAGCTACCTACAATGTCTCTGAGTTACGCGCTGATTTTTATGGGCGTCGGGTTAGTCTATATGGGTCTGATAATCCTGACAGTCTTAGGGGGCAGTATTTTGATGGCGTGGTTATCGACGAAGTTGGCGATCAGAACCCACGCATTTGGAACGAAATCGTCCGACCTGCTCTTGCCGACCGTATTGGGTGGGCTTGTTTCATTGGCACTCCTAAAGGTAATAACCATTTCGCTGAGCTAGCAGACAGGGCTAAGACCGAGGAAGGCTGGAGATTCCTAGAGTTCAAAGCTAGTCAGACAGGGGTTTTGCCGGACGCAGAGCTAAAGGCTGCCTATCGAGAGATGGGCGAGGATCGGTACAACCAAGAGTTCGAGTGTTCCTTTAACGCAGCGGTTGAGGGGTCTTACTATGGCAAAATTATTAACGAGCTTGAAAGGGATAGCCATATTACTGACTTTCCTCGTGATGATCTGTGCCGTAGCTTTACTGCATGGGATATTGGAATGGGTGACAGTACGGCTATATGGGTTGCTCAACTGGCTGGAAAGGAAATTAGATTACTCGATTTCGTCGAAAATCATGGACAGGGATTAGATTGGTATGTCAATTGGCTACGAGAGAACGACTACGAGGGATTTAGCCACATCCTGCCCCATGACGTACAGGTAAGGGAGTTAGGCACAGGCAAGAGCCGCAAGGAAGTCTTAGAGGAAGCAGGGCTATCGATAACGGTTGCGCCTAGACTGCCTGTCGCTGATGGAATACAAGCTGTAAGGAGATTGCTGCCTCGGTGCTGGTTCCATCCGAGGGTCAAGCAGGGGCTAGATGCGCTAAGGAACTACCGTCGGGAGCATGACGAGAAGCGGCAGATATTCTATGAGAAGCCGCTACATGACTGGTCTAGCCATGCCGCTGACGCTTTTAGATACCTTGCAATAGGTCTTGACGAGCGAGATAGTTCATGGCAGACAACGTTGCCAATTTCTACAAAATGGATTGTATAATAGGCAAAACTCCGTAAGGATGTGCTATGAAGATGGATTCCGGTCAGATCAAGAGTATTATCGAGAATGAAATCGATAATTCCATCGGTTACATTGATACCGAGACTACAGACCAACGGGCAAAAGCCCTAGAGTATTACCTACGTTATCCCTATGGTAACGAGGTTGAAGGACGCAGCCAGATCGTAACAGGCGAGGTAGCTGAGGCTATAGATGGTGCGTTGCCGCAACTTATCCGAGTCTTTACGACTACCGAGGATATTGTCTCTTTTGAGCCGCAGACTCCAGAAGATGAAGCGTCTGCTAAACAGGCTACAGACTACTGTAACTGGGTGTTCTACCGCGAGAATGACGGTCTAATCCTCCTGCATAACTGGTTCAAAGACGCGCTGATGATGAAGGTCGGCGTAGTCAAGGCTTATTGGGATGCCAAAGAGGATGTCAATAAAGAGTCCTACAAGAACCTGACCGAAGATGAGCTAGCCCTGCTGCTGTCTGATCCTGCTATCGAGGTGGTCAGCCAGAACGTCGAGTTTATCGATGGTGGCGTTGACCCGATGGGCTTTCCGATCCAGATTCCGCTGTACTCGGTCAAGGTTAAGAAGGTCAAGAAATACGGCTGCGTCAAGATTGAGAACGTACCGCCTGAAGAATTCCTTATTAGCAAATCGGCAAGAACTATTGAGGATAGCCCGTTTGTGGCTCATCGTCGCTTGATGACTCGTTCAGAGTTGGTAGCGATGGGGTTCGATAAGGATGTGGTCGAGGGATTGCCTTCTTACGATGATCTTCAGTACACAGTTGAGCGAGTAGCCCGATTCTCTCAGGGTGAGCAGCCGGACGAGAATATCAGCCTCGATCCTGCGATGCAGGTCTGTGAGGTCTATGAGTGCTATATCAAAATTGATATAAATGGCGACGGTATCGCAGAGCTACGGAAGATTGTTTACGCTGGCAACGAAATCCTAGATGACGAGGAATGTGATTTAGTTCCGTTCCATAGCCTGTGTCCTATCCCTATTCCGCACAAGTTCTTTGGTCAGAGCTTGGCAGACCGGACGATGGACATTCAGCTAATCAAGTCCACCGTAACCCGTCAGATGCTTGATAACCTGTACCTAACGAACAATGCCCGTCTGGGTGTGGTCGATGGTCAGGTGAACTTGGATGACGCGCTAAATGCTACTCCGGGCGGGATTATCCGCATGAAGTCTCAGGGTGCGATTATGCCTGTCGAGGTTCCTGCGGTAACGGCTCAGGCTTTCCCGATGCTTGAGTACATGGATCAGGTTCAGGCTAAACGTACAGGCGTTAGCGACCAGCAACAGGGTCTTGATCCTGACGTGCTGAATAACGTGAGTGCTACGGCTATTGCCGCGATGATGAAGTCGAACTCTGGCAAGCTGGAGTTGATAGCTCGAATCTTTGCTGAGACAGGCGTTAAATCGCTGTTTAAGGGCATTTTGCACCTATTGGGCAAGTATCAGGATCAGGCAAAGATTGTCCGTATGCGTGGCAAGTTTGTAACTTTTGATCCTCGTACATGGACAAATCAGTACGATGTGGCGATTAACGTCGGCTTGGGTTCAGGTGATCGTGAGCAGAAGCTAGCCATGCTCCAGATGATCCTAGCCAAGCAAGAGCAGGTATTGACTCAGTTCGGCGCGTCTAATCCGCTGGTATCTGTGGCTCAGTATCGGGATAGCCTAGCGAGACTGATTGAATCGGCTGGCTTCAAGGATGCTAAGGCTTTCATTAACGAGATCAGCCCTGAGCAGAACGCACAACTGTCACAGCCACAAGAGCCACAGCCAGATATGCAAGCGGAAGCTACTCGTCTATTGGCTCAGGTAGAGCGTGAGAAGACCGAGGCTAAGGCACAGATTGAGGCTGCAAAGCTACAGCTAGAGAAGCAGTCGATGGAGGCTGAATATACTCGTAAGGGTATTGAGATCGCTATGAAGGCAGAGCGTGATGCGGCAGATATGCGGATTAAGGAAGCAGAGCTAGCGGTCAAGCAGTTGCAAGCGATTCTGGCTATGGACTTGGCTGACGAGGATAGCCGTAACAAACAGGCTGATATTGTCCTGAAGGCTATCAAGGAACTTGGCAATCTGACTAAGGGTTCAAATGGACAAATCTCAATGGGCTGAGAATCTGCTAAAGGACGAATGGTTCCAACAAATGATGTCGGAACTAAAGACAGCAGAACTTAACAAGTTCGCAATGAGCCAGTATGATGACATCTCGACTAGAGAACAGGCATACATGACGCTTAGGACGCTAGAGATTGTCGAAACGTACCTTGAAGGACTAACGGCACAGAAGAAGATTGATGCTAAAAAACTAAAGATTTTGTAATCCGAGTCGGGCGGTTCCCGATATAATTTAGGAAATATATATGAGCGATACTGGAAGTATGACCCCGGAAGGGAATACACAGTTAGACGTAGGTGGTGCAGCCGACGCTATCATGGGTCTTATGGGTGGGCAAGAAGGCTCCGAACAGGAACAACCGGAAACTCAACTCGAAGCCAATGATAGCGAAGCCGAATCCGAGGAGTCTTATGACGAATCGGAGGTAGAACAAGATGAAGGCGA